CTGAAATCTGTTTGCACATACCGATTGGTTACGGCGCTACAACCCGCGAGGCACCACGAACACGGAATACCACACCAGCGGTGTGGGTTTACATCGTCCATTCGTAGATTTAACGGGGAGCTTCTTGATTAGTCTTGGATATGAGAAGGCCTTCTTAGGGCGGCTACGGCGGTAAACTAGCACAACGTGGGTTACTCCTAAGAGCACTCTCCTACGCAGGCTTACAGAACCGACGGCATCATCTCAATTTTGGCTAAGAGCAGCCACTCACGCCTACGTGAGCTGTGGGCCCACCTTCAAAGACCTAGAAGGTGGGTGCGGGGATCAGGGACGCGATGATGAGATTCGAGCCCGTGATAGTGGTAGCTGTGTTCGCATATGTGATGGAGGCTGACGCTGCCGTGGCAACAAGCGTGAAAGTCTCAACAATGATCGTAGCGGCCGCATTGACAATCTGCGCAATAGCGGTCTTGAGGGTGAAGCCGGTGAAAGAACTACCGACGACAGTCAACACAGTCCCCGTAAATGTGGCCGTCAACACATACTCGGCTCCGATGGTCAGGCCGGTGAAAGTGACGGTGGTGCCAGAGGTGGCGACACCCAATGGCCCAGTGAACTGGGGCAAAGACCCGAAAGGCACAGCAGCAGAGAAAACCCCCGCGCCAAGGACGGTGCCAGCGTCAGCCAAACCACCAGCGGGCAACTGGGGGTTGAAAAAGTCGATGTCGTACTCCCACCACAACTTGGACCACGGCACCGCGCCCGAGGCGTCGGTGGTGCACACGAACATGTTAGCCACGTCGTATGTCTTGATGTCCAAGTTGGCGGCGAGTGCGCCCGTGCGAATATAGCGCTCGAAACCGAGGCTCTCAGTGTCGAATTCGCAACAGATGTCCTTCCAAGGCGCATCTTCGACCGCGCCATAGTAGGCACTTGCAATCTGCTCAGAAACCGGAGCTGGGTCGGCCGCATCATAATCTGGAGCGAGAATGAGCGAGCCGATCGTAGTGGAGCCCGTGCGCGTGTATGCACATAGGCGCAATCTCCTGAAACGATATCTCTCCCAACCGACTGCTTGGGTCGACAGCCAGGGAAAACTGGCTGGAAGTCCGGGCTGCACGGCGATGGTCTGTCCCACCGTGAAAAGGATCGAGCCTGTCACATTCGAGACGAGCTCACGATGAACGATGTTAGTCGAGTTCACGGTCGTCTGTGTGATCTGGGCCTGTCCTGTCAGCTGGCCTGTTGCGTAGGCTGCCGCCGCAGACATCTGGACAGGGCGGTACAAGTTGGGACCGAGAGGCCCCCCAACGAGTGATCCGCGCGCTACACGCCTCATCGCCATACCAGGGGTACGACGGGGCATCCTGCGACGCTGCTGCCCACGCACTGAGACGGGAGTGACAACAGTGACGACGCGAGGATTGCGCTGTCTAGGTCTGCGGGCCATCCGCGGCTGAACTACCTGTCCAAGGATGCCGCGGGTAGGACCCGGATTGGGCTCAACGCCCTCAGTGGTCAAATCCTTGACCCAACCCTCGTTCTCGTCGCAATCTGCTGGGCGACCGAAAACGTAGTCAGACCTGCCCGAGTCTCGATCCATCAAGACCTCGAGGGCTGGCGACTCAATCACGCTACCCGCCTCTTTGACAGTGGCTAGGCGCGCGACAAGGGTGTCCTGCAGAGACTCGCTCCACCCGTAGATGTCGCCGAGGTGAGCCCAAGTTTCTGCAGTGGGCTCACCCGTGTGCTGGGCGGTCATCTTCCATGGCTCATCCTGAGGAGCCACAGCCGCCGCGCCAGTCGTGACGCGGAGGACGGCATCCAGGTACGCCCTAAGCGGAGGGCATCCTGAACTTGCTGCGTAGAGGGACTGTGCCGCTCCCCGCGCAATTTGCTTCGCCTTGTGCGGTGTGGACGCACGGACGCTATACCCCAACTTAGCGATGGTCTTACCAACCATAGGGATAAAGTTCCACCCAGTAGACGTGTGGGTGAGGCGGCAACTGAGGAATTCAACCTCATGCAGGTGGTCGACATGCCTGACTGTCGCAGGGTGGCCAAGTCGAGCCAATTCGGCGGAGAAACCGATGCGGGGCCCCTGGTAAAAGAGGGCGCCATCGTCACCCCCCGCGAAGAATTTGACGCGAGCATCGCGGGGGTCACATTCGTGCAGTCGACAGTACACATACATCATCAAGAAGGCATTGAGAGTAGTGTTGAAAAGGGTGGTCCACGGATCGCCAGAGTTTCGGCAATACGGCGTAGTGAACTTAACACCCTCTCGTGAGACTCCATGAGTCTCGAGATTGCCACGCATAAGCTGCAAATGGGCACGTGGGGCACCATGGCGCTTGCAAATCTCGATCTCCATCTCAGCTGTCTGTAATCCCTGACACGAGTCATAGCCATCAAAGTCCAGATTGGCCATGTTCTCCCACTCCTCCTCAGTCATGGCGTCGGCGAGCCTCTTCGAGCCGACCCCAGGCGCATAAATGGTCTTGCGCGTGGGCTTCCACGACCGCCTGACCAACCCCGTGAGCTGCTTGATAAACGGGGCGGTCAGAACGACGAACTCAGGCGTGGCGGCAAGGATCTGCCGCGGGGCCTTGTCTGAGCTCTTGAGGACGGTCTCGTTTTTCACTGAGACCTCGCGCTTTGTCCACTCATGAATCTGACTCAATGTGAGCTCAGAATGGGCAGTGATGCCTTGGGCGTGGAGGGCGCGAGCGGCACGCTCGTACATTGCTTTTGCCGCAGTTGATGAGTTGGAATCGCGAATCCAGGCGAGCACGTGCTCGAGCCACTCATCAGGCTCACTTGGTGTGTTGAGCTTCACAAAATCGCCGACAATGGTTTTCCAATGCTTGAGACTCCAAGTACAAAACTCCTCACGGTCTGCTGGGTGAAACAGAGCTGGGAGAGCTGCCGACCTCTTCTCGAGTGCGACGACAGTGTTGTCTTGGTTCTTAGCGAAGACGGTCGGTGCTTGACCGGCGACGGCGATCCCAGTAACGCGAGCGGCGTCTGGGCGCACAGCATCTGCAGCTTTCTTCTCAAGCTGGAGCCGACGAACGACGGAGTCGGGATGCTGCGCTGGTGCCTTGGCAGTGGAATTGACACTGGCCAAGGGGGCATGGCATACCTTGACTCGTTCGTCTGGCCGGAACAAGTGCAAGGCGGAGCGCACAGCAAGTGCAACCCCAACGGTCACAGCAGCACAGGCTGTGAAAGCCAGTCCCCCCCCCACAACAAGGGGGGCGCCCGCCACAGTAGCAGCAGTAGCCACGGGCATGCTCAAGATGGCTCCTGCAAGGGCGCCAACTTTGAGACACTTCATCGCCGTCTTTGTATAGACGCTGCCAGACAGCTTGCGGACGATGGCTTCGCGCTCGCCCGCTCGAAGAGTCATGGCGAGGTATGGGGCGTAGATGGAGGCGTCTTCCATTGACTTCGGGTTGGGGAAATCGATGCTGCGACACAGTGATCGACAGTAGGCTTGACAGGCTAGATACGCCTCCATGTTTGGGACCTTTCCGACAAGGTACGCCCCGAGAGTCTCAATCAGCCCCTCGGGCAGATGGACCATCATGACGTCACCAGCGCAGTGGAAACCAATCGATTGCGGGGTGAACGTCGAACCCAAGGTGGATTTAAAGAAGCCGTAGAAGTTCACGGCTACCACCTCATACCCCTTCAGACGCACAGTGAGGAGACGACCCGCGTTGTTCTCGAGGTGGGTCGTCCCAGGTTTGTCGTTCACTGTGACAGCACCAGTCCCTCGTCGAGGCTCTGAAAGAGGCGCAAATGGGTTGGAGACCACGATAGGCGCTGAGCGAGGGGAAATGGCGGCTGCCGCCTCCTCCTTGGAGACGGGTCGGATGGGCGCAACAGCAGCATGGACGGCTGCGTTCCTGAGGGCCGAGAGGGCCTGGGCTGCAGGACTGCGCTTAATGGAGTTGGCACGCTTACCCTGGATACGCTTGATGGCGGCGGGATGGCGTGACTTGCTCGGTGCTGGCGCGCTAACCGGGGAGGACGGCGTTGGCGCGCAGAGCATGGTCTCGCGAGCTGGGAGGGCGATGCGAGAGACGCTGGCGCGGAACGCAGCGACTCTCGCAGCCTCAACCTTCTCACGGGCGAGGACTTTCTTCTCTGCCAAGGTCGGGAGTTGGGGTCCCTGGACCGGGCGAGGCATCCACTTGCTTGTCTTAGGCGAGGTGGGTCGGGGGGGAGGCGTCTTGGACTGCCTCTTCTCTTTGGGGGACACGAGCGTCCACTCCCCTGGAGGGGCCGCCTGCCAGCCTCCAGCGTCGATCTTAATATCATCGACCTCTCCTGCACCAGTTTGACGGGTGCCGATACCCCAATTATTTGCGATAGCCTGGGGAGGCATTGCGGTGGACGTAGACATTGTGAATTCCAGAAATTCGACACCCACAACTGCGATCTGTTCTTTGTCAGCAAGCGAGGAAACTCGTTATGATACCCGTTCGAATTCGACGGGCTCCTCTGTAGCTCTAGCAGCTAGGGGCTGGGAGATTGTCCTCAACGGGTCAGAGAGAGGCGGTAGGGTTCGGTAATCAGCGTCGACCAAGCGACAGACCTTTGCGTTCCCCCCTTACACCGTGCCGGAGCAGGTGCCTCTTTACTTAACCCGGAGCGCCTACGTTCTCTCCACAGAAGATATAGGCGGTGGTTGTATTCCACACATCGAGATATGATTCCACTAACGTACGGTTGCACGGTAAACTCTC